CTGTACTTTCAACGCTTGATTATATCAAATCGATTGGATGGTATCTAACAATTAAGGATGACAATTAAACCTCTCTGAGTATAAACAAATACCAGTTGACAAAGTGGCACAAGGTATCACCCAAACCCCTCAATATACCCTATAATAAGTGTATACCAAACAAAGGATCATTCTCAAATGAAACTAACACCAATTGCAGCAAATCAGAACGAAGTAAGTTTCAACAATGGAACACAAATCTTCTTCAGTTATAAAACACCAGTTGCTGCATATTTGCCAGAGAAAGGTTATGTCAGAACAAGCAAATTCTGGTCAGTAACAACATCTAGGCACATAAATAAGTGGTTGCAAGGTGTTACAAATGTCGATGAAATTGACCAATCAATTCTTGACAATCTAACCAACTAATTGTATAATGGGAGTGTTAACCAAGCACTCCCTATTTTTATGCCTATGTAACACACAAGGAGCACAAATGAGTTATTAAATGTAAAGAAAACACCCCAAATCCCAGTCATGATGGGGGTTCTCGGTCTTTGGGCGGCCCTTATATTAAAAAAGTAAGAGACCCTAACCTACAAAGGTTCCCAAACGCTAGTGATAGATATTATTCAAATTTTTTATTACATCCTATTCAAAAAAATTCCCAGGTAAAAAAATGCACCAAGAGACTCAACAAGATGCACGTGTATGGGCACTAGAACAACTGATAAGATATGAGGGGTGCTTAGACCCTCGGATGTATGAATGTGCAGACTATGTGACCTCAGAAGGTAGTGTTGAAAATGTAAACGATCTATATACACTATGGGTAGAGTGGAAGGTAGATAATCCTTCTAATTCACCGAAGACAAATCGCCTATGAATAATATGTCCCATAGATTCACAACAAAATTGGAAGAAGATGATTACGGAGATCTACTCCTTACAATTCCATACGATATATGTGAACAACTGGGTTGGGATACTGATGAAGAACTCGATTACGACATTCAAGATGATTGCTTTATTCTGAAACGACAAAAAAATGATTGACACTGGCAAAAGTATTTTTAATACTAAGTTTGACAAAAACAATGAGCAACATGCACAGATTAATTACGTCTTAGAGAATTTTGGTAAACGGATTGAGGCAATTGAGAAAGCATTAGAAGGACTTCCAACACCAGATAAAGTGTTCTATAAACCAAAAGATCATGAAAAGTACTTAAATATTAAGGAGAACTATGATGAAATATATCGTAGACTAGAAGTACTTGAGGGACAGGCACACCCTGCACCTAGAACAGATCATGGTAAACGATTAACTGCTTTAGAGGAAAAGGTAGATGGGATGCAAGGGTAATGTAAGTGGAGACACAGGGTGTGGAAGATACACACCACCTGGCGGAGAAGGAGTATCCTTTGAGTTTAGAGAGTATCCTGAGTATGCAATCAGAGGAGGTACGTATAATATTCCTGAGAGAGATGCCAATGCTGTGATGTATCCAAGTCTCTGGGTGGAAGATCCATCAGGAGGGCATGGAACCCACACTCATCCTGAGAGTGCCTGTGGAAAACTCTATACGAGTTGCTCACAATGTGGTCCAACGAACAATAAGAATGGCAGATATTACTATGAATACTACCCGAAGGAACTTTCTTTTGATTTTGCTCTGAGTGATACATGGTTTTCATATCTCTATGATACCTCAGACGACGCTGGAGTCGCAGGGAAACCTTGTTTTTACCTAGAAGATGATCAAGTCTCTGTAACCACGTCGGACGGAGCAGAACCTCCTACTACAAGTACGACTACTGATTCTGGTAGTAAGTGTATTCCTTGTGCAGGATTTACTTGTACACCAGAAGAGACTGATATTAAATATTCTGGGACACCTGACTTAACTGGAGACCCCGATTGCCCCCACCCCACATTATTTGGTATAGGAACAAAGTCTGATAAACTTGTCTATAAGTATGATGCCCTAGCGACCACAGTACCGAACGCCGTCCAAGATTTTTCTTTTTCATACGACGGAACCACATATACTGATGTATTTCAAGGTAATGAACTAGAAGGTATAACTTACGAGTCTACACAAAATCCGTGGCAGCAAGCAGACGCAGATTTCTTTGATTTTCATATATTTGAGATTAATAGCGGTAGTACAAAGACAGGATTTAGAATTAAAGTAGAAATTACCCCAAAACAGGATAGTAGTGGTGCTAATCCTGTATTTTCTGGTACAAACTGGAAAGTTACTGAGATGTTGAGTGGTGGAACAGGGTATGCGGTTAACGATACATTCGCATTATCGTATACTTTAACCCATGCAGATAACACTACAACGACTCTTACCATGAATTTAAAGGTAACACAGGTCGGAAGTGAGGAAATTGCTGAAGGACAAGCAGGTTTTGACGTATTAAGACCTGGTGATACCATTAATGGTCATACAATTACACGTACTTTTCATACAGATATGGATAATTTCCTTTATCATATCGTATATTTGGATGGTACAGGAAGTAATTTTACGAAAGATACGCAATATACCTCTAATAGGAGCCATGTTATCACTGCAAAAGCAGGTTATGGCATTGTAGATCGTGCATGTTTGATAGGATTATACGAATTTTTAGATAAAAGTGTGCAATTTATTACTGCAGACCTCGATAAAAGTTCTCCAGACACTCTTACAACGATGATTCAACCAACTGCAGAGGCAGTTCTTACTAATGGACGGATTACTGGCATCACAATTACGGATGGAGGTAAGGGTTGGAGCGAATTGAATAAAACACCTGTACTAGAAATAGGTGGTCCTTTACTTGAATCTGGAGAACATGCGAAAATTGAGGGTACTTTTACTAATGGAGTGCTCACAGCAGTACAAATTATCAATCCAGGTAGCGGATATGGAGAGGGAGATTCACTTCCACGTGTCTGGGTGAGGAATATTTACAGCGAAATTACAACTTCTCAGACTAATGAGGGATTTAATCCTAATAGAACCGCAGAATTTCAAAAAATATTGAATGATTTGCCTGAAGATCCGTCTGGAGAGATAAAAGTAACAAAAGAAGTGCTTGATGCAGTCGCTGCTACGGAAAAAATAGGTGATGAAGACCTTACAAAGATCACAAATACTGAAATAATCGATAAAATTGTAATAAAAAAGGATCCAGATCGCGATGTAGTCTATAATATGCCACAAACTTTGTATGATCGTGCTTCAGTTGAGGGATTAAAGGAATTTAAACCAAATTATCCGCTTGATCATCTACCAGATACAGGATTAGATGCTCCAACGCAGAAAGTAATCGTGGATTTTCAAGAAAGAATCAAAACAAACGTTGATAAACAGGTTGAAGAGATGATTGAAGATCCAATTCCTACATCAACGAGGTATGATGACAATCTTGTAGAGACAATTCAAGGAAGTTTGACGCAATTGCCGTATGCATCAGAGTATACTAAATATATTATGCGTCAATATCGACCTGATCCGTCAACTTCTACTAAAATTAACGTAGAATTGAGTTGTAAACCCGTAAATGAGGGTTGTGCCCATTTTTCATGCTCTACACCTGCGTCAACACCCGATTCTAGTCAAACAGTTGGTAATGTTACTACGGTACATACCTATACAATGCAAGGAATATTTGGATCTGGTTGTCAATCTTGGAAAGCAACAGGTAAAATGAAGATATTTAATGACTTAACAAGATCTGCAGCAAGAGTAGAAGCGGCTGCGGTAGCATATGGAAACCCTTATGACACAATAGAGGTTAATTCATGACATTAGGAGCAGCACTATACATGGGAACTTGCAGTGGGCACGGAAAAGGTGCTGGAGGTACTGCACATCCAGGTCATTGTGGTGGAACTCTTGGTGGATGCCCACATCCTCCTATGAGAGGAGATATGGGTAAAAAGACTGTTATGGTTGGTGACCCTGTTATCATATGGCCACCGACTTCACAAACCCCTAAGGGACCTACAGTGACAAATGTGGTAATTAATGGTAAGATACCTATTGTTAACGGAGATGAATTAACACCACATCCGACTTGTACGGTACTTACTACTACATCTACGGGATATAAGTGCTTTTTCACAACAAGTACTCCCGCATGGTGGTTAACTGATATTGCTGGTTCACGGGAAACTGCTGCTGGACATGCTAGGAAGTTGTATGCAACTTCTAAAACAGTTAAAGTAAATGGTAAGTTCTTGGGTAGATTTTCTGACCCATTTGGTACTAAATCTGGAAGTGGTCCTTATTCTTGTTTATCAACAGTCTCTGGATCTAGTAAAAACGTATTTGTAGGAGCTTAATTATGGCAAAGGCAAAAGGTGGAGCATGGAACACATCAACTTATGTGCCAGCACAACCTAAAAAGACTCGTCAAGGTCAAGGACAGAATACTAAATCGAGTGCAACCTCAAGAAATAGTGCTAAAAAGCGTTATCGTGGGCAAGGTCGCTAAATAATACTTAGATTCGTTATGTATAGTGTCTTATAGAGCTTTACCAGAGGGATTATTCATATCTGATAGTCTCATTGCTGGTCAAGGGGTTTTTACACGTAAACCTCTTCAAGTTGGTACATACTTGGGAATGTCTCATCTAATTGTAGATGAAGTCATATATCGTACCCCTTTGGGTGGGTTTCTGAATCATAGTCAGGAACCTAATTGTGAAAAATATATAGAAGATGATCGATATTATGTAAGGGTGATAAAACCCATAAAACCTAATGAAGAGCTATTTTTGAAATATACGTTTTATGAAGTATAGAAATGGCCTTAAAGGAAATAACCGCCAAGGACGTTAAAAAGTCTAGAGCATTTAAAGATATTGGTATTGGATTTAAAAGAAATTCCTTTACCAATGATGTTGCTACTGTTCAGAATGATAATTCTATTAAACAAGCAGTCAAAAATATACTTTTAACTGCTCCTGGTGAAAAACCATTTCAATCTGATGTTGGATCTAAGGTCAAAGCACTTTTATTTGAACCTTTAGATGTTTTTTCATGTGATATTCTTAGAGAAGAGATCATAAATACCATTAACCAATATGAACCTAGAGTTCAACTTCAAAATGTTGATGTAAACCCTATTTACGAGGGTAATAAGGTAAACATTTTTGTTGAGTATAGAATTGTAGGTTTACCTGTTGTAGAAAATATTGAGTTCGTTTTACAGAGACCTGAGTAATGCAACCGAATAATTTAACCGCATTAGATTTTGAGGATATTAAATCCTCAATTAAGTCGTACCTAAGAACTAGGACGGAATTTACCGATTATGACTTTGAGGGGTCTTCTCTGTCGTATATTATCGATATTTTAGCATATAACACATATTATACCGCATTTAACGCAAATATGGGGTTAAATGAGGCATTTTTACCCTCTGCGACTATTAGAGACAATATCGTCAACATTGCTAAGTTGATGAATTACACTCCAACGTCAGTTAAGGCATCTAAAGCATGTGTAAAGCTAGAATTGCAAACAATGCAGGTAAATGGTGCATATCCTAGTAGCATAACCTTGAAAAAGGGTGCTATGGCAACAGGAGGAAATTATCTTTGGAATGTTTTAAGTGATATTACAGCATCTGTTAATACTACAACTGGAAAAGCGACTTTAGATAAGACTATCATTTATGAAGGTAATCTTATTGATTATTCCTATATTGTTAATACATTTGCTAAACAGAATTACATTATTCCTTCAGGAAATGTTGATATTTCTACTCTTACAGTAAGAGTAAGACCGAATGAATCTTCTACTGCATCAGATCTTTATAATAAGGTAGATAACGTTACAGGATTGACTGGTACAACTCGTATTTACTTCTTATTTGAAGGGGAGGATATGAGATATGAAATTAGATTCGGAGATGATAGTATTGGTCGTGCTTTAAAGGATGGAGAAGTTATTGATCTTAACTATCTTGTAACTGCTGGTAAAATAGCAAACGAAGTTAAGACATTTTCATTTGTTGGACAAATGACTGATAATAATGGTACAACATATTCACCATCACAGGTAGATTTGGAGGTTTTGGACAGTTCTCAACAAGGTGAAGATCCAGAAACTATAGAATCTATCAAATATAATGCTCCTAGATATCTTTCTTCTCAAAATAGGGCAGTTACTGCTCAAGATTACGCAATTTTAACTAAAAAATTGTATGA